AAAGATCAGCACCTTGGCGCCCAGACCTACCAGGGTCTTGGGTCCATCGGTCAGCGCCTGGGGCAGGGTCACCTCCTCCCCCTGTTCCGGTATATAGTGCAGGTCCCGGCCGCACACAGCCAAAAGACCGCTGCGGCAGTACAGTCCGTTTACATCCCGCAATGTCCGCAAGCGGCAGCGGGGCGGCCGTGTGCTCAGCGCCGGAAAATCCCGTGCAGAAAAATTCTCTCCTGCCGCATACTCTGCCTCTGTACAAGCGTACCCCTCATTCAGCCCCCCAAAGGCCCGCAGCAGTCTGCGGTCGTTTTTCAACCCCGGACGTTGTGCCAATTCCATATTCTCACCCCCTTACCAGCGCCAGCGGACCTGACTGCAAGGCGGGTATGTGCGGCGCATCCAGGCCCGAAATTCTGCCAAGATCGCCTGATACTGTGCCCTCTCCCCCGCATAGCGGTCTGCTTCCCCCAGCGCTCCATCGATCTGCGCACAGAGATAGTGAGGGTACAGCCCATCATAGGGCGCGGGGACCAGCAGTACATCCTCCTCCCGAAGTCCATCGTCCCAGGCCAGGTCTGCCCCCTGCGTCCTTTCTTCCGGCCTTTTGCTGCGGGCAAATACCTGACAGCGCAGGGTTCCATCCAGATCCCGCAGCCAGTGCTGTAAAGTCAATGCCGGGATACGGCTGCCCGGGCGCAGCTGCTGGGTCTGTTCCAGCGCTTGTCCTACCGTCATCCATGGGCCTCCTTTCTTAAAAAGCCCCGGCGGACCTCCCGCCGGGGCCATTGTGTCGTTACTGTGCGGCGTTCTCCGCTGCGGCGATCCGGGCAGCGGTCCGTTCATCCTGCATCTGGCTGTGCTCCAGCACCTCCGCCACCTCGGGCGGTACCTGCACCTCAACGCCGCGGCGGATCTTGTAATTCACGCCGTTGACACTGACGAACAGGTCCCCCTTGTAGCGGCCGTTATCCTGGAACAAGCGGATGCGCACGCTCTTTTGCTGTTTTTCCATGGCATCCTCCTTAGTTGGCTGCGGCGGCGTTCGAGTAGCTGGACACACTCTCGATGCGCACCATATACTGCTCCACCAGCCGCTCGGCGGCCCGCATCCCCTTCCAGCCCACCGAAGCCCGCTGGTTCAGGGGATCATCGCCATAGCCCAGCTGCTTGACAATGTGTTCCAGGCCACCGCCCTCCAGCTCGGTGACGCCATACGCATGGGCGCCCAGCACCAGGGTGCCAAATACCGCCAGGTGGCCGCTGCTCCCGTCCGACGGACAGGTATCATCCTTCCAGATCTTGGCCTCACTGGTCTCCACGAACCGGATATTGCCCAGCTTGCCGATCTCGCCCCGGTACATGGCCTCCGGGTCGGCATATTTGTGGGCTTCGATCCACTCCTTGCTGGTCTTGAGGTCATAGGCTGCATAGGGATGGATGATGGCAATGTAGCTGTCCCCGATGGGGTCCGCGTTCATTGCGCCCAGCTGCGCCGCCGCCTGGAAGAACAGCTTCGGGGTCAGGGTGCAGCTGGTGTCCAGTGCCTTGCGGCTGGTCACAGGGGTCTCGGCCCCGTCCGGACCCAGTTTCGGGGCATAGAGCACATTGGTGCCGCCCGCCAGCACATCCCGGGTGATGCTGTCCATGGTGCGCCCTGCCTGGCTGGCCAGCACACGGGTGGCCTGCACCACGTTGTTGTCAATGGCCGTCATCTGCAGCACGTCGGTCAGCGGGGTCCAGCCGCCGTACTGGTGCAGGTCGCTGGTAATGGTGCTGACGGTCAGTGCCTGGCCATCAGGAGTCACACCCTCCGTCAGCGGGGTAGAGGCTTTCGGCAGACTGTCATACTTGCGGAACTCGATGCTCTTGCCGCCATTCTGGGGCACAGGGTAGTAATCCGCAAACTGGTCATGGACCAGCCGGGGCTCTGCCTGGTCGATGAGGCGCTTTTCGTAAAAAGTCTTCATCTCTGCCGTCATGGTCGCCGTGGTGTTCTCCAGGCTGGAGGCGGCATCCGCAAAATACTGCAGGTTCAGGGTCTTGGTATCCATCGCATAACTTCCTTTCTGTTTTTGTTGGGCCGCCCAAAGGGCTGCCCTGTGGTCATAGCTCGATACGGGCGCCGTGCAGCGCTTTGCGCTCCAGTTCTTCCCGCTGGGTCCGGGTCATCCGGGACACATCCGGCCCCGCAGCGGCTGCCGGGCCGGGGTTCGTCCCATTTTCTGCCGGACGGGCACTGCGCTGGCGGATGCGCTCCACCACGCCCTGCTCCACGGCCTGCGCTGTGCGCTGCATCGCATCGTTGTAGTGGGCCAGACGGTAGGCGTCCGCCATCCGCATCCCAGGCAGCGACATCAGCCGACGCATCTCCGGGTGCTGCAATTCCTTTTGCAGGCTAAACCCCGGCTGGCTGCGGCGCAGCATCGCCTCCTCGGCCGCCCAGCGGGCGTGGAGCTGCCGGACAGCCCGGCCCGCCATATTCTGACGGAGCGGCATCGAAGGCCGGGTCGGTGCAGGGGGCGGCTGCTCTGCTTCCGGCTGCATCTGCCGGGACGGCTGCGGAGACGGGGCTGCCCCCTCGTCTGCCGTCCGTTTCAAAGTTCCGGAAGCCGCTGCCTGCTGGGCCTGGGCGCGGCTCAGCGCTGGCGGAGCCGCATCCGGGGCTGCCTGCTCTGCAAAGAGCTGCAGGTCCACCATGCCCTGTTTGGCCCGGCGGCTGGTGTCCGCAAACTTCACATGGTCCGGGTAGCGCTCCGCCAACAGGGCAGCGCTCTGCTTTGCCAGCTCAAACGCCCCCTCCACCCAAGGTTCCTGGGGCGCTGCCGCCGACACCGCCAGACGGGGGCCTTCCGGCTCATCCCACGCATCCGACTTTGCGTCTGCCTGTCCGGCCAGCAGTGCAGCCAGCGACTGCATCATCAAACTGGCTCCCGCGCAGACGATGTCCTGCCCCGCAGGCGCATAACCGGCGTGTCCGGCTGCTTCCAACCGGCAGGTGGGGCCATGGGGGCCGTCCATCTCACTATAACAGATCTGGATCATCTCATTTCACCTCCTTTCTCTCCGGGTGCATCGCCCGGTCTGCCGCCTGTACCGGCAACGGAACAGACGGTTTTTTCGGCGGAGCCAGCTGCGCCAGCTGCTGCTGTGCCTGGGCCAGCCGATGGGCCAGCGTCCCGTTCTGCCGCACCCGCTCCCGCACCTTTTCGACACCTTCAAAATCCATCATCTCCAGTGCCGCCAGCGCTGCATCCGCATTCTGGGGCGCAAAAAATCCCAAGCGATAACATTCCTTGGCGATCTCGTTCTGCTCCAGACGGCTGAAGCTGGACTTTTTGGCTGCCGATACCAGGATATCAAAGACCGGCACACGGGACGCCAGTTCCACTCCCGCCAGGGTCTGGTCGGGTCTTGCCCGCAGCGCTGCGCCGGAAAACCGGATAAACTGGCTGCCGCCCCCCGGCCCCAAGATGCGGAACACCCGCTGCTCGTCGTAAAACTGACGCATCAGCTCAATGACCAGATAACACTCCTTGGCAAACGCCCGGTATGCGCTTTTAAGCATATCCCGGCTGAGCTTGGAGCCTGCCTCCTGCAATGCAGCAATGGCGGAAGCTGCGGTCACCCCTCCGGAAGTGCCCCCGGAGGTCAGGTCCCGGTTGCCGCTGATCTCTTTCAGCTCCTCGATGCGGCTGTTGCGGTAGCTGAGACTAGCCCCCTGCAGGCTGGCCGCCTGAATGGGACGGAACCCCTCCTCCCCCAGCCGTCCGGCCACATGGACGATATCCCGGGACAGATCTGCCAATTCCTCCTCATTGACACCGGCTGTGTCGCTGAGCACATACCGCTGTTTGGCCGCCAGCAGCACGTTCTCATCCATAGCCTGGTTCAGTTTGTCGATGGCAGTCTGACAATCCTTCATCACATCGATGTAGCCAAAGCCGGCGGGGCTGTCCTCCTCCAAAAACAGAGGGTCGAACACAAAGGGGTATTTCCCATGATCGTAAAATCCACGCTGGCACAGCTCCGGGTCATTCTGGCTGGCATACAGCACCACCCCGTTGCAGAACTTGCAGTAATGCAGCCGGGTACGGCCATCGGCTCCGCGGCGCTTATAGTACCAATCCACCACCACGCTCTTGCTGCTGGTGTCCAAAGTGCTGTCGTGGACATAGCGGGGCAGATCCAGGGTGCTGCCCTCATGGCCCTTGAGCTGAGGCCAGCGCTGGACCAGCTGGGCGGTATCCTCCAGACTGAGGGAGAACAGATTGGGGGAATTTTGGATATCCATGACCCCCGGCTCCCAATAAAGCATCAGCAGGTCCATGGTGCGCACCGCAATATCCCCCACGCCGTTCTTCTCCGGGTCCCAGAAAACGCCTTTTACTCCGGTGCCCTGCTTGAGCTTGCGCCACCAGGCATCGCTGTACGCCTGCTCGTAATCCGCCTGCTCCAGCACCACCGGCAGGATGCTGGACAAGGTCCGGGCGGCGGCTTCGTCGTCCGCTGCCCGTGGCAGTACGCAAGGCTCCGGATAATTATCCATTGCATCCGCATGCTTGTTGGCAATGGAGTTGAACAGCCACCCGGAGGCTGGCTGGGGCTTGCCTTCCATCATCGGATTGCGGTGGTTTTTCCAGTGCCGCATACAGAACCACTGCTCATTGTCCAGGATGCGCTGGTCCAGCCCTGCCTTGCCCGCTTTGTACCGCTGCAAGATCGCCGCAGCCTGGGCTACCTGCTCCGGGCCAATGGGCACTGTATGTTCCCGTTCGTATTCCATCGTGTATACTCTCCTCCTTTTATACTGGTTCAGATCCGGTAGAACCTTGCCTGTTGGTGCAGCTCCAGCGGGTCATTCCAGACCGGCGGCTGGGCCGGGCTGGGGGTCGGGCTGATGGGGTGCTGCATCAGAACGTAGCGACATTCATCATAGATATGGTCTTCCTGCCGGGTATCGATATCCTCCACATTGCTCTCGTCATACACCAGGTTCGGGATGGTGCGGATAAAGTGGCGGCAGGTGTTGAATACCTGGAACATCGGGCGGCCGCCATGGTCAAAGGCCAACCGGTAGTGCAGCTGCATCTTCCCGGCCAGACGGGTGTTGTCCCCCGGCATCCAGTGCAGAAAACAGGGTGCACGCTCCATCATAGCGGCGATGCTTTCCCCCTGGGATTCGTTGAAGATTGCCGGGTCTGCCACGCCCCGTATCCTGCGCCCACGCAGCAGCGGATCCTGCTGCTCCGCCTCCCGGATGCGGCGGGCCTGCTCCACCGGGTCGATGCGCAGCCCCTCGTTTGGGCGGCCGGTGCAGCCGTACAGCTCCTTGATCCGATAGATCCGCCCCTCTTCATCTGCCGCATACCACCCCACCGAGAAAGGCTTGGAAAACCCAAAATCGTATCCCCGCCAGATCTGCCAGTGCCGCGGGACGGGAAACGGAGCGACCACATGGGTCCAGCGCTGGTCCTGATAATGGGCTGGGTCGTTGCGCCACTCGGTAAACACCTGCCCGGAAAAGCTGTCCCAACTGCCATAGAGCAGCGCCTGCTTTTCCGCTTCCGGCAGGCTGGCCAGACTGGCCAGGTAGTCCGGGTCGTTGTGCAGCAGCGCAGGGTTGTCAAATACGCTGGAGGGAATAAACACCCTGGCCCGCCGGAACAGTTTTGTGCTGCCGTCCGGCAGCTGGACCGAGCACTCCTCCACGATGGGGGTGCCCGGAGGCGCCGGTGTGATGAACCTGGCTTTGACCCAGCCATGGCCCACCCCGCCGGGGTTGGTGGTCGCCCGGAGATAGACCCGGGTGCCGGGGCCGGTGGGACGGTTGCGGCTCATCATGTAGCTGTACTCTTCCCACTCAAAATGGGTCAGCTCATCAAACCCGATGAAGTCAAAGGCTTTGCCCTGGTAATTGGTGCGGTCTTTGGTATACTGCATCGAGCCAAAATAGATCTTTGCCCCGCTGGGGAAGGTCCACACATGGCCCGTAGCGTTATACTGTGCCGCGGGGAACGCCTGCCGGTAGTACACCAGGCTTTTATCCACCAGGTCGGACAGCTGCGGATAGGTCTTGCGCAGGATCAGCCCCCGGTAGTGGGGAATGTGCACCTGCCGCAGAGCCTCCACCACCAAAGCATCACTCTTGCCGCCTCCCGCTGCGCCCCCATACAGAGCTTCCGGCTCCGGGCGGCGCATAAAAGCGGCCTGCTTGGGCTGTGGTCTCCAGATCACCGGGGCGCTCATGTTTGCTCCTCCACGGCGGGCAGCAGCACCACACCGCCTGCGGCCGCCTCCGCTCCGCTTCCCTGTTCATTCAGCGTCTTGGCCACCGCTGCCAGGTCTTTGAGCACCGCCGTAGCTTCTTTCAATCCCTTCATCCCGCCAGGGTCTGCGCCTCCTTCCCGCCGGGCCGCCCGCTGCTGAAGGTTCAGCTCCCGGACCTGCTGGGCCAGCAGGGTGCTGAGGGTGTCGGTGGCCCGGGAGAGACTTGCCAGGCTCCTGGGCGGCTTTGCATTTTCCATTTGGGTCCTGCCTCCTTTCCTTTGGCTTGCCCACAGTGTATCATAGCTTTCTGTTCCGGTTCAGCCCGTCCTTTTGAGCAACAAATAGTATTTATTATGTATTTCAATCCAAATCGTAATTTCAAAAGGCAGCAAAAATCCCCCAGTCAGCGTACTTTTTACGCCAACTGGGGGACTCAGTCTTATTTTATGAGGAAAACAATTTCAAAAACGAGGGTGCTGCACATCACAGCTGCTCTACCCGGTCAAACAGCTCTTTTGCAGCCTCCACAGCCTCCCGGGGGCCAAAGGCCACCCGTGTGCCCACGGCCATCTCCTGCTCCAAAGCGGCCGCCTGCTGATGCAGGGTCTCCACGTTCATCTGACACAACGCCTGGCGGTCCGCCGCGATCATTGCATCGGTAATGCCGCAGAAATACCGGCGGTCCGCCTCCTTTGCCTCCTGGCAGGGCTTGAGGGGGGTGTCCAGCTTGGCCGCTGCACCCACGATCAGTTCGGTGAGGTCTGCCTCGGTAAAGCTGTGCTGCACCAGGGCTGCGGGGCCCTTGGCAAAGGTCTCGTAGCTCTGCTTCATCTGGGGGTCCCGGTAGGTGTACAAAGCCTCTGCCGTCTCATCGGCCAGCATACCGGTACCATAAGCGCCGCCCACTTCCCGGATCTCGTGCCAGAGGTATTCGTAGCTCATCACCCGTGCCAGCACTCTGCGGCTGGCCTGACGCTCCATCGGCCAGCTCTGCACATCGTAGCTGACCCCGCCGTCGATGATGAACGCCTCGTTCACCGGCTGGGGCAGCGGTTCGGTGTAAGGCTGCGCCGCCGGGCGGCTGGCCTCCGCAAAAGCGCTGACCGGCAGCTTCTGACACAGCTTCTGGAAGGCGTCCTCACTGCCGTGGAGGCTGATGGTCAGCGCCGCACCGTGCAGAACTTTGGCCCGCACGGCCTCCAGCCGGGCGCCCAGAGCGGCAAAGTCACCCTGTTCCAGCTGGCTGCACAGGCGGTGATATGCGGTAACACCGCTGCACCGCTCTGCGGCAGCTGCTTCCACCGAGTAGTGGGCAGCCGCCCGGGTCATCGCAAAGGAATGGCCCTGCTGCAGGAACATCTGCTCCATCCGCAGCTTCTGCTGGCTCAGTACCCGCTGAATGGCCGCCTGTGCTGTGGAGCCGGTAAGACGGGTATCATACAGCCATTCAGCTGCCAGCTCCAGCGCTTTATCCAGGTTGCGCTCCAGCAGGCTGAATGCCGCCGTCAGCTTGGCGTGGCAGGGGCTGCCCGCCTGCCGGCCGGTCCACAGGCTCAGGCTCACCCGGCTTTCTCCCAGCCAGGTAGAGCGCAGGGTGTTCAGCTGCTGGGCGGTGTGCGCCGGGGTGTCCAGCTCGTCCAGCAGGTCGGTGACCAGGTCCAGGTCGGTCAGCTCCTCCGGGGTCAGCTGGCCCAGGTCATAGTAGAAGTTCAGGTACAGGCTGCCTGCCGAAGGACGGTGCAGCAGCTCTGCCCCCGCCATCTGCTGGCAGACCGCAGGGGTCAGCTTTTCGCCCTCGCCCAGATCCGCCACGGTCAGCGGGTGGTCCAGGGTCATCTTCTCATCCCGGCGGATGGGGGTCTTTTCCTCCTGGGCAGCCGGCAGCGCAGGCACCTGGATCACCTCCACCGGAGCCGGTGCAAACAGCTCCCGCAGCAGCTGGTCAAACCAGCCCGTCTCCAGCTTCTCCCGCAGGGCATCAAACAGCCGGTCGGTGTGGAGCAGCAGGGTGGGGTCCCCGGCATGGAGCCAGCCCGTGACCGCATTGATCGCATCCAGCACGCCGTCCGGCAGGCTGCCCGGCCGCTCCAGCGAGTTGAATTCTGCCGCATTCAGCGAGGCCAGCAGCAGATCCTGGGGCAGCGGCTGGGCCAGCAGGTCGTCTACCGCTTTGCGCACAGCAGCTGCAAACCGGGGCGCCGTCTCCTGGGTAGCCCCCCGCAGCACCAGCTCCATCGTGGGCTGCAGCGTGCTGTCATCAAAGCCCATGTCGATATCTGCGCCCAGACCCTCGGCCAGCAGTGCGGCCTGAAGCGGGGCATTGTTGTTGCCCATCAGGGCATCCAGCAGGACCTCCACCCCCAGCTGCCGCTCCCGGTCCGCAAAGGAGCCGGTGTACCAGGACAAGGCGCACTGCACCTGGTTCGGCTCAGGCTTCTCGGTGGAATAAGGGATGGTGAGGCGGACCCCGGTCTGGGGCGTCTGAAGGGTCAGCTGCGGCCGGGTGGTGCGGGGCATATGGCTCAGGTAGCGGCTGTCCAGCAGGGCCAGCTTGTCCTCCATCTCCATCTGTCCATACAGGGTGATGCAGCAGTTGGAGGCGCTGTAATACCGCCGGTACACCCGGCAGAAGCGGTCGTAGCTCAAAGCAGGGATGCTTTCCGGGTCGCCTCCGGAGACAAAGCCATAGGCGTTGTCCGGATAAACAGCTCGGTTCAGCGCCCGGA